CGGCGGTGCTCGCAATCGTACCGTTAACACCGACCCCGACTTTTTCACCTTTCAGCTCGTCGACCGGCACGATGTTGATTTTGGTCAGAAACGCGGATGACATCTGCAGGGTGTTCATCAGGGTTTGCGTGACCGATGGCTCGACGGTGAATTTCTTCGCCACATCATCGGTGGAAATACCGTTCAGCTCCGCGACGCGGGACAGGTAGGCATTAAATTTGAAGCGGGTCTCTTTACGCATGGTTATTCCTGTTCGGGTAATAGGTATCTGGCCGGGCATCACGCCCGGCGGTTTATCAGCAGTTGGTCAGCAGCTCGTCGCCAGTGCCGCCTTTTGAAAGCTCGCGGCGCGGCTGGCGCTGGCTTTCGGTGTTATCGAGGGTGCTTTTCAGGGAGGTAAACGCCTGCGCGTTTTCATCGACTTTGCTAGTCAAGTCCTGCTTAAGCTGTGCAAAAGCGGTCTCCAGCTCGGTGACGCGCTGGTCGGTGGCGGTGAGGTTGGTTTGCACCTGCTCGGTGACGGTTGTTACAGCCTCATGAACATCGGCGAAACGTGCGTCATCGCTGGCCTGCTTACGGCCAAAAATGGCTTTAACCATGTCGGTCAGGCTGTTGAGCATGGTGTCGGGAATGTCCTCAAACTCCAGCTCAGCCAGTGTGGCGACGGAAAAGACGTTTTCAGGGTTGGCCTTAAAGCGCTGCAGAGGATTGTGCTTCGCGTTGCGACAGAATTCGAGGTACTCGGTACCGAGGCTCGCCGGGTCATCAGTGACCGCAAGGCCGACGAGGTAGCATTTGCCGGTATTGGCAAAATTCGGCTGAATCTCCATTGAGGTGTAGACCTTCTGACCTGCTTTATTCAGTGCGATAAGGTCATCGGTCGGGGAAATTTTGGAAAACAACGCCCATTTGCCGTTAAGCGCAGAGTCGTCGTCTATTTGCTCGGCTTTCAGCTCGGCCACATCACCATAACGCCTGAACACGCTATCGGGCAGCAGACCGCGAATGTGCTCAAGATTAATGCGGCAACCATAGACGCGCGGGTCATAGGTTTCGGCCATTTCACGAATATCACCGCCGCTGAGAATACGGCCATCGCAGGTGTCACCCTCGACGCCGATGCGAAACCATTTAGAAACTTTCTTTGCCATTGTTCAGGTGTCCTGATGTTGGGTTTTCGGGTCGGGTTTAGTTTCCCGACTCTGCCCCTCATCAGCCACCGCTTACGCTCGTATTAGATCTGACACAACAGGCACTTAGCGCTAACTTACCCCCATTTCCTTAGCCTTGCCCCGTGACATCAAAACGAGGTAAGCATGACCATTTCAACTGACCTTTCTCTGTTAAATGACCCGCGACGACAGGCGCGGCTATTGTACTGGCAGGGGTTCGCCGTGCCGCAAATCTGCGACATGCTGCAGCTCAAGCGCCCGACTGTGCAGAGCTGGAAACAGCGTGATGGATGGGAGGAAACCGCGCCGATTAACCGCGTTGAATCGACGTTAGAGGCGCGACTCATCCAGCTTTATGCAAAGCCAGACCTGACCCCGCATGACTTTAAAGTCGCTGATTTTCTGTCGCGCCAGATGGAGCGTCTCGCGCGCGTGAACCGTTACGGCCAGACCGGTAACGAGGTGGATTTAAACCCCAACATTGCCAGCCGTAACAAAGGGGATCGCAAAAAGCCAAAACGTAATTATTTCAGCGACGAGGCTATCGAGAAGCTGGAAGAGATTTTCTTCGACCAGTCGTTTGAGTATCAGCTCAGGTGGCATAAAGCCGGGTTAGAGCATCGCATCCGTCACATCCTGAAATCGCGCCAGATTGGCGCGACGTTCTACTTTGCGCGCGAGTCCCTCCTGCGTGCGCTCAAAACCGGGCAAAACCAGATATTTTTATCGGCCAGTAAAACGCAGGCTTACGTGTTCCGTAAGTACATCATCGCATTTGCCCGTCTGGTTGACGTCGACCTGTCAGGCGACCCGATCGTCATCGGCAACAATGGCGCTGAGTTGATTTTTCTCGGTACCAATTCCAACACCGCGCAGAGCCACAACGGCGACCTGTACGTCGACGAAATTTTCTGGATCCCCAATTTCCAGAAGTTGCGCAAAGTCGCCTCGGGCATGGCCTCGCAGTCACACCTGCGCACCACCTATTTCTCAACCCCTTCCACGCTGGCGCACGGCGCTTACCCGTTCTGGTCAGGCGAGCTATTTAACCGTGGCCGCAGTAACCGCGACGAACGTGTCGACATCGATATCAGTCATCAGGCGCTCGCCGGTGGCATGTTATGCGGGGATGGCCAGTGGCGGCAGATTGTCACCATTGAGGACGCGCTCGCCGGTGGCTGCACCCTGTTTAACCTCGACCAGCTTAAGCAGGAAAACAGCGCGGATGACTTCCGTAACCTGTTTATGTGCGAGTTCGTCGACGATAAGGCGTCGGTATTCCCGTTCGAGGAACTGCAGCGCTGCATGGTCGATGCGATGGAAGAATGGGAGGACTTCGAGCCGTTCGCTGACCGTCCGTTTAACTGGCGTCCGGTCTGGATTGGCTACGACCCGTCACACACCGGCGACAGCGCAGGCTGTGCGGTACTGGCTCCGCCACTGGTTGCCGGTGGCAAGTTCCGCATCCTTGAGCGTCACCAGTGGAAAGGCATGGACTTTGCCGCGCAGGCCGAGGCCATCCGGGCGCTGACTGAAAAATACACCGTCGACTATATCGGCATCGATGCGACCGGCATCGGCCAGGGTGTTTACCAGCTCGTGCGCTCATTCTTCCCGGCCGCGCGCGCCATCCGCTATACGCCGGAAATGAAAACCGCCATGGTGCTGAAAGCGAAAGACACCATCAGGCGCGGGTGTCTGGAATATGACGCCGGTGCAACCGACATCACTCAGTCATTTATGGCCATCCGCAAAACCATGACCAGCAGTGGCCGCAGCGCCACCTACGAAGCCAGCCGCAGTGAAGAGGCCAGCCACGCGGATATCGCGTGGGCGACCATGCACGCGCTATTAAACGAGCCGCTTTCCGCCGGTAGCGGTATGCAAGCAACTACAATTCTGGACATCAACTACAGATGAAAAAACGCCAAAAGAAACAGCCAAAACAAACCAACATGATCGCCAGCGAACCGCAAAAAATGGAAGCGTTCACCTTTGGCGAGCCGTCACCTGTTCTGGATCGCCGCGATATCCTCGACTATGTCGAGTGCATCAATAACGGCAAATGGTACGAGCCGCCGGTCAATTTCTCGGGTCTGGCAAAAAGCTTGCGCGCCGCCGTGCATCACAGCTCGCCGATTTACGTGAAGCGAAACATTCTGACCAGTACCTTCATCCCTCACCCGTTGCTGTCCCGTCAGGATTTCAGCCGCCTTGTGCTTGATTATCTGGTCTTTGCTAACGGTTATCTTGAAAAGCGCTTGAGCGTGACCGGCCAGCTCATGAAGCTGGAAACCTCCCCGGCCAAATATACCCGTCGGGGTATCGAAGAAGGGGCTTACTGGTTCGTATCAAGCTATACCCACCCGCACCAGTTTGCCCCTGGCTCGGTGTGCCACCTGCTTGAACCCGATATCAATCAGGAGCTCTACGGGATGCCGGAATACCTTAGCGCGCTCAATTCCGCCTGGCTGAATGAATCCGCCACGCTGTTTCGTCGGAAGTATTACCAGAACGGCGCGCATGCGGGTTACATCATGTACGTGACCGACGCAATTCAAAGCAGCACCGACGTAGAAGCAATTCGAAAAGCGATGACAAACTCGAAAGGTATGGGGAATTTCAAAAATATTTTCCTCTATGCCCCTAACGGTAAATCGGATGGCATTAAGATCGTGCCGCTGAGTGAAGTCGCCACGAAGGATGATTTTTTTAACATCAAGAAGGTGAGCGCCGCCGACCTACTCGACGCACACCGCGTGCCGTTCCAGCTTATGGGCGGCAAGCCGGAGAATATTGGCTCAATGGGCGATATCGAGAAGGTGGCGCGAGTATTTGTGCGTAACGAACTGACGCCGCTGCAGGAGCGTTTCAAAGAGATAAATGACTGGCTAGGGATGGAGGTGATCCGCTTTAAGGATTATAACATCGAGACCGATTAACTCCGCCCAAAATGCCGCCTACGGGCGGCACATCCTCAGACCTCACCAGACGCCGCACACGCCACGTAACTCCGCCACCGCTCACGATCCAACCTCACCGCTCAGCGCACCGCCACGATGCACACAGACCCGCAAAATAAATCCTGTCACCACGTCTGGCGCGCAGTGCTATCCCCGCCTCGCCTGCCCGCTTAAAGGGTCGCTTTTAATGCAGGTGCATCAGGAGCATCAAACCTTTCCAGCACTGGCATTGTCTAACAAAATTCTTGTTGGAAAACGCATGCAAATTCATGCGTCAGACGAACGCACTAATGAATTACGGGCAAACGACTTAATAAAACCTGCTTCTAAGAACTGATTTATGTGGGATAATATCTGGATTAACTGAGAAGACGCTCAGCATACTGAACAAATGCCTAAGTCATTCGACTTAGGCGGGACAGTGGGGGAAAGATGTTAAGTGCAGTAAAAGATAGGCTGCCTGAAATAAATGCTGAAGTAGCAACAAACTTGATAACTCAAGGGTTCATTCATGTAACTTCACCAATGAAGGCGACGTGTCGTCGAAAATCTACTGGAAAAACCATCAACACTGAAAGTATGCTCTGTAAGTGAATGAAATCTAGAAACTTGACTATATCTTTTTGACCAAGCAATTTAACTTAGTTATAGGTGAATTTCTCAATGGCTGCGCAAACTGACCATACATGCTTTAAACAACCTCAAACCAACACAGTAAAGTTATGGAAGTATATGGACTTTACAAAATTTGTAGCGCTCATATCATCAGGGCAGCTTTTCCATTGCCGCTCTGATAAGTTCCGTGATCCATACGAAGGCTCCTATCCAATTAGAAATAGAGAAAGTGACGAAATAATTTTCTCTCGTATCCCTTCTGAATATCGTGAAAATGCAATACAACAATTTTACGGTTTCTCTGAGTGGACTCGTCAATGGACATATATTAGTTGCTGGCATGTAAATGAATTTGAATCTGCAGCAATGTGGGATCTTTATGCTAAAACGGAAGAAGCCATAGCGATCGAAACAACTTATGAACACCTCACATTATGTTTACCTGACCAAGCATACATTGGGCTGGTAGAGTATATTAACTACAATGATCAGATCATACCTGTAAATAATGCATTTCATCCATTTCTGTTTAAAAGAAAGTCATTCGAACATGAAAGAGAAGCACGTACAATTATTCAAGAACTACCTTACGATGACGAAAAACTGAATACAGAAAGAAATAATACCATTTTTGGGAAAAACGTTCAGATAAACACAGCTAGGTTAATTCAGAAAATTTACATATCTCCAAATGCCGCCGATTGGTTTACTGATTTAGTTAAAGAAGTATCCAGCAAATACGATATAAATGCACCGGTAATAAAATCAGATCTTTATACCAGCCCGATCCTGTAACCAACCAAAAGCCAATAATTCAAGATTGGATTTTGAATTAAAAAAATGGGTTAATAACTTCATCAAATTTGGACTAAACACTCACGCCTCGACAGGCTCGTTGTTCAACGCCATCGACACTGTAAGCGAGTTTCAGCATCGATGGCGTTCCTTCAGACGACGTGGTAGCACGTATTTCGGTCTTTTCGCTGTTGTGAGTGCCTCCGTTTTTTCGAAATACTGATGTCACTATATTTACGATGATTGCCTCTCGCGATTCCAATGTTTCTAGCCAACTAATCAGCAATCAAATTCTCGTTAATTATGATTTGCTGCAAATGGAGCATGACAACCATCAAATTAATACGTTTAGATGGGTGTAAAGGCACCTCCATCATCATATAAATACGGCTCATTTTGCTACATTCTCAACCGCAAGTTTTGCAAATGCGAGATAAACATGCCGAGTGAACTTACCCACCTGAATTGACAATTTACACCCTCCTCCTGACAAGCTTTTCTGCCTCTCAATTCCGCTGTTTATATTGATTCGCCATTGGTTGTCAAGCATCCGTAATCACACCGACATTGTTCATCAAGTGTGGGTAAAACGCGCATTATCGATCTTATGTCATCGACGCAGGATTTAACACCCAATGAATTTCGGGTAGCCAAAACTTATGCCCCCTATATTTTTTGTATGAATAAATTAATCTTTCATAGAGTCCACCCCGCTTGAGTTAAATTCCCCGGCCACCTGTCAGCAGCCGCGTATTTGAATTTTTTATCGCCATAAATTACCGTTGCCCCTCGCGCCAGCGCGTCGAGCTCCCACCGTTCAGGGGTAATGCCCTCTTGAGCCAAATCGAAACGAATTTTTGCGACGCGATCCCTTTCGGGCTTTGTCATCCTGGCTGATGGCGCTTGCTCGCTCGTTTTGAGCGGCGCATTCCTTCTTTGCTGGCGATTCTTACGCGGTACGCCAGCTTTTAACGCTCCGTTAAGCACCTTCACGACGTCCGGCTCATTCCAGCCGATAACCCCGCGCTCAATCAGATTTAACACCGCTGCGGCTTGCTCAGACGGTGTGGGGGTCATAACTGGATCGCCGCCGCCGGTGAGCTTTCCACAGTTGTTGACAGGACTCCGAGGCGCGGCAATGCCGCTTTTTAAAGTCAAAGGCTCAACGGCCAAAAGCTTTGGAACAATGCGCCATTCGGCTGTCCGGGTAACACGTACCAGCTCAGAGCCCAAGTGCGGGGCGTAGATGCCCACAACTCTCTCAATATCCTCTTCGTAGGCGTTGACCTCATCAGTCACGTTACGAGCCACACGGACGGTCTGACTATCGCGTGGAACATTCGCCCCACCCTGCGCTACGATATACAGATCAAATTCACCTTCATCAGCTGCAGCTCTGGCCGCTTCGACACGCTCATCGAATTCATCAGCAATGCTTACCCCGCGAGGCAGTTTGCGCAGTTCGCGATATGCGCCCATCGTCGGCAGGCCAATTG